TGGACGTGTAGGCGACGAAAACAGCCAAATCGCCACTGTAACCAGCCATATCAAATCACATTTCGCCTCAAAAGATACAGGGCGAATAAATACGGTCACGGTCATAACTTTGGCGTCCAAAAGCACTTAAACGGTTGTATATGGCAAAACATAAAGAAATTCACCACAGAAGATGAAGCTGTAGCATTCATGGAGAAGTGCCTTGGGACAGATACCGAAGAATTTCTCAAAAAAGAGTTTGCAACTTTGTGCAATAAAGCCGATAATATGCAATATGGTGAAGAAAACCAACAAAGTCAGTACGAAATCTCCCCCCATTGATTACAGTCAGCCTCTAAAAAACAGCAAACACGAAAGATTTTGCCAGGAATATGTTGTAAAGTTAGTAGTGGCAGACGCTTACAAAATAGCATATCCAAAAGCAAGCCAATCAACCGCAGAGCAAAATGGGAGCAAATTACTTAAAAACATCAAGGTTGTGGGCAGAATAGCTCATTTGCAAGCAAAGTTGTCGGATAAGTCCGGCGTAACCGCTGAAATGTTGATGGAAGAACTCAAAAAGGTTGGCTTTTCAAACATTGATGATTATTTAAGGATTGATGGCGAAGGCAACGTTCTCGGCAGGGACTTTGAAGCTATTGACCGGAGCAAGTTGGCCGCAATAGAATCTATCAAGCAAACCACCAATATAACTTCAAATAAGAATGGCGACAGGGACTATGAGACAAGGAACTTTCAATTCAAACTACACGACAAACTTGGTGCTATTGAAAAGATGGGTAAGCACATAGGTTTCTTTGGCAAGGACAATGAGCAGCGACAACAAGCACCTCAAACGTTAGTTATTGAGCGGCCAGAGGGCGTAAATGATAGCAGTAAGTGATCAATTAGTATTTAAACCAACTATCAGGCAATGGAACGCCCGCGAAGTTCTTGATTTAGACCAAGAACAGCAGCCGGACGATCCACCGATAGAATTATGCTATGGCGGTGCTAAGGGCGGCGGAAAATCTTATTTCGGGTGCTTTTGGGTGCTGGAATATTGCCGTTGGGTAATACACCACTTCAACCTCAAACCAAGCAAAAACCCCCCACACATAGGTTTTATGGGCAGAAAACTAAGCACAGACTTCACACAGACTACACTTGCTACATGGAGAGAGATTATCCCTGATAGCTGCTATGAGTTTAAGGGGTCTGGAGATAAAGACGTGAAGCATATAATCATTGATGGGACGGTCGCTTTTGATTATGGAGGTCTTGACCGACAGGCTGATATCAATAAATTTAATAGTGCTGAATATGGTTTTATATTCATCGACCAAGCCGAAGAGACCTTAATTGACGATGTATCGGTACTAAAAGCGTCAAGGCGTATGAAGATTAACGGCGTAGCTCTGCCGTATCGGGGGCTATGGACGGCGAATCCTGCCGCGTGTTGGCTTAAATCAGACTTCATCGAGACACCAAAAGCGAATCATTTTTTCATTCAGGCATTGCCGGGTGATAATGATTACCTGCCACAGAGTTATATTGAAACACTTAAAGCATCTTTCGGGCATCGGCCAGAACTGTTGCAGGCGTACTTGTATGGGTCATGGGACGCTTTTGAAGGTGCTAATCAGGTAATACTTGGCAGTTGGCTACCAAGAGCGATTGGCAAGCCTACTCTCCTGGGCGGCAAAGTGATAAGTTGTGATGTTGCGAGGTTCGGGGACGATAAGACAATAATCAATGTTTTGAACGGGTCAAATATACTTGAGCGGTTTGAGTTAGGGTACAGCAGAACTACCGACGTATCGGATATGCTTGCCGATCTGTCCAGGCGACATGATAACTGCCAGATAGTAGTTGATGAAATAGGCGTAGGCGGTGGCGTGATAGACGAACTCCATAAGGACGGACGCAGGGTAATCCCCTTTAATTCATCGAATAAGGCAATGGATGATGAAAAGTTTTACAATTTAAGGGCTGAAGCATGGTGGGAACTTGGACAGCATTTCGCACATGGAGAATTGGGTTGTGATGAAATGAGCGTTAATCTACGCGGGGAGCTTACCGCTCCGACATATTGCTTTAGGAATGGCAAGATACTTATTGAGCCAAAAGAGAAGATTAAGGAGCGGATAGGCCGCTCAACTGATGAGGCTGACTGCTATGTGATGGGAATATGGGCGGTTAAGCGAGTGAAGCCGGAAGTGCAGTACTCGAAGCAAACCCAGCAAACCACATACACAAACAAGAGCACTTTAACCCGTGGACTGGGGAGGAATAGTCGATGAGATTTATAGTTACGCTATCCAGACAAGAGCCAAAGAATATAGACCGGGCGTGCACTGTTACCATTGACGCTGATTTAGTAGACTATACAAGCGCCCCGGGATTTGTTATGTTCGTTAAAGATGACGAATCTGTAATGACGTTTAATGCAAGCAAGATAGAGTCCGTCCGGACAGTAAAGGAGCTAAAATGACCGAGAGCGATGACGCCTTATTCGGTGGTGGCGACGGTGGAGTAGATATCCCAACTGAAACGGCAGAAAATGCGACACGTACTGCGGTACCGGCAAAGCAGCTATCAGAACAGGCTAAAAAGAATCGCAGACGCAGGTCAGGTGGTACAGACCTCGGTGAGCTTAAACTTGCAACGCCCGGGCTTTTAGGCGTGCCGATGGGAGACTTATAAATGTCCACATTTTCAAACAAAGCTCTCTATGATAGAATTGTATTCCGTAAGGACCAAACAGACAATGACTACGCAAAGGTCAACCACAACCGTGATGTAATGACGACTTACTTTCGGTCGGATGAGATTATAGACACTGACGAGAAGGGCAATCTTGTGGGCCAAGCTATTTACAACGGTTCCGGCTCATGGTATGGCCGAACGATGGCTACGGCTTTCCAGGGTGCTATGGTAAGCAAGAACATTGATTGGTTTAGGTATATGTTTGATGTATTGGAGCTAAAGGGCGTTGATGAGCTTGATATCTGGGCACAAGATGTCAAGGATCACATGACTAGCGCCTACCAGAAGTCTAATTTTTACGATGTACAGCCCCAATTTACCTACGATGGCCTGACTACTGGCAGTCCTTTGATGTTTGCCGAAGAGGATGTACCCGAAGAAAAAACGATGTGGCTTCCTCAGCATTATAAAAATGTGCGGATTTACTACGACAAGTATAACGTGTCCGAGGGCGTGATAATCTGCGATAAGACCTGGACGGCTAAGAAGATATTCGATATGTTCGTCAAAGAAGATGACGCAGAGTGGACTAAGAGCGCGAAAATACTACCTATTTCGGTAGTTCAGGCTTTGCGGCAGGGCAATTATAACGCCACATTTACGATGTATAGGGCTACTTTTAAGACCACTGACCCGATATGGGATGGCACTGATGAAGCTGGAGGGTCGTTTAAGAAGCCACAAGGTGGGTGGAGTTGGCTTACAGCATACTTCCTTGAATTGACTACCGCAGAACTATCTAAGAAAAACAAGCCATTAAATGCAAATATGGGCGATTTCAGTAAGCCCTTTACAAACTGGAACTTTGACAAGAAACCGTGGGAGACGTCAAGCCGTACTCCTGCCTGGTATGCTTTATGGGATTGTTTGAGCTTACAGCAGATAGACAAGAATTACCTCGAAGATGTGCAGAATGTCAACAGGCGGGCATTCATTGCTCTGGACTCAATGAAAAACAAAGTCAACCTTGACCCTGAAGGTGAAATGTGGGTCACGAAAGAACAGTATGACAATCCGCCAAAGTTTATTGACCGAGTCGCAGGTCTGACATTTGAAAAAGACCTTATCGAGATGAAGGAAGAGGCATTGAAAAGATGGTTCTACACTAAAGAGCTGGCAATGTTTAGTGATCTTGCACAACAGAAGAATCAGCCTGTATCGGCAACGCAGATAGTGCAAATGGCCGCGGAAAAGGCTACTTTACTAAGCCCAGCAATTGAAACGCATAGCCGATATCTCGAGACAGCGGACGCACGGATGGTTGATATCGAGGTAAGGGCCGGTCGTGGCCCGTTCGCTCCCGATATTATGGATAATATCACTGATATCATCGAAAGCAACTTGACACGCCCGGTCAAGAGTGTTAATATCATCCCTGTATTCATAGGCCAGCTTGCACAGGCACAAAAGGTCAGCCAAGCTCTAAAACCTATACAGTCTACTATGGGCGTGAACCGAGAACTTATGGAAATGAACCCACAGCTACGGCACAAATATCGCTGGTACAAATTAGCCGGCAAGGTTGAAGATGCGTTCGATTTCCCGCAGGATGTTATTGTGCCGGAAGATGAATATAATGAGATTGTAGCAGCCGAGAACGAAGCGGCAGCCGCACAACAGCAGTTTGAGAATACCCAAGAGGCGATTAAGAACAGCAAAAATCTACAGGGCGCGGTTGACGAAACCAGCGTAATGGCTAAGGCTGGGGGGGCGGCGAGATGAGGACTAAATATAGTATGACTCACAGCCAAGCATTGCAGGTATTAAGCCTTATGCCAGGAGCGTCGAAGAAGCTGCTTAAGAAATCCTATCGCAAAGCCGCGGTAAAACACCACCCAGACAAGGGCGGCAATCAGGAAAACTTCGTAATTGTCAAGGAAGCATACGATTTACTTTGTAAACAGGGGACTACAAAGCGGGTTGAACAGACAATTATTAACCTTGGAGGTATCGGTAATCCGTTTGGGGGCGTTGTATATGAGCGAGTTTATTATAAAGAGGGCTATAAGCCAACAGCTACAGAAAAGTTGAGGACGCAACTTGAACAGACACAGAGAGATGCAGTCAAAAGAAAGGCGGCAGGATGATAGCTTTGAATAACCAATCAAAGAATCGACAGAACAAGCGTAGGGCTATGATGCAGCAGGCTCACCAGATGTCACAAATAACCATAAACGCCGTACTGTGGCAGATAATCAGACAGAATGCCGAGACTAACGAAGAGGATTTTGATTCGACCAAGTCTGCCGTGCTGACAGTGCCGATGGAAGATTTCAAGGGCGTACCGCAGGACTTTGGTTTACAGGTTAAGCAGAATAAAGATGGTAATATAGTAATCGTTGCAAGTGGCGTAGAATCTAAGAGTGGTTTGATTTTACCGGATAAGAAGATAATCGAAGGATAATATGAGCACCGGGCTATACAAAATGTACCAAATAGGCGGGCAGAAGTTCCTTGCTTACAGATTATCAAGATTGCTTAGGCCGGTAGTAACCGAAGCTG